CCTCCAACCCCAACCCCAACCCCAACCCCAACCCCACCACCACCTCCTGCGGATGACAAGTCCGCACCAGTTAGTTCAATCCGTTTGTTTTCCTCTTCCTCGCGCTGACCTCAAACCGGTGTGGCGGAAGTTTAACTTCCGCCACCCGGTCAAGTATCAAGAGGAAGGTGCCGTCCAGCGATTGGGCGGTAAGCGTTTGGCCGGGTTTCACCCGGTAGTTCCTGACAATGGTTATGTGAACTTCATAGCTGCTGTCAACAAACGTTGCAACTATTACGATGCAGGGACTGCATCTCACCGTGTTATCAGATCATCCATAAAACTGATAAATTCCCTTTCTCCGGAGGCTTTGCCCACATTCGAGTGGAGCGAACCCCTTTACACTAAATGGTTATCACGTTTCGAACCTGCTAAGCAACAACGTATGATGGCCGCTTTAGCTACTTTGGATACTGCTACTTTGAAGCAGTATAAAGACAAAGAGCTTATGTGTAAAGTTGAAGCACTCTTGGTCGAACACAAACCAAATTGGGCCCCTCGTGTCATTTACAAGGGATCTGATTTGTATAATGCCGTCGCAGGACCCATGTACTGGGAACTGATGCATCGGCTCGACCAAGCTGCTGAGAACCGACCCGGGCCCCATAAGGTCCGGTTTTCTTACGGGCGCACACCCGAACAATATGTGCCTTTTGTGGAACAGGGAACCGGCGACTATATTGAGTCGGATTTCTCTGCAAATGACAAGCGCCAATGCCAAGATGTGAAGCGTTTAGAATTGATGTTGATGAGGAGGCTAGGCTGTCCCGAGTGGTTCGTCCGCTTGGAAGGTCTGACCAATTCGTTCGGCGTTTCTAGTTCTAAACACGGCTTCCGGGCTGAAATTGATTTTCAGCTTCCAACTGGCGCTTGTGACACCACTTTCCGCAATTGCTTTTGGAATTGGTGCATTTTGAGCACCTTCCTCGACATAGAAAAATCACCCAGTTCTGTGTCGGTCATTCTTGGGGATGACATTGTAGCCCGCATCGAGGGCCTCGGCCGTTACGCCGCAAAGCGTTACGCAAAAGTTGCAGAGGATGCAAGAATGGAAGCAAAGGTCTCACGACACAAGTTTCTATTGGATTGCACCTTTTTGTCAAAATGTTTTGTCCCGCTCGAGAGCGGACATCACTCGGTCATACCGTTAATTGGTAAAGCTGTGGCACGGTTTAACACCCGTGCCAATAACAATGACGCATTGACCGATAATGCATATTTTGCTGCGAAAGCTTTGTCGTACAGTTACGAGTTTCGTTTCTGTCCTGATCTTCGCGATATTTTCCTCGACCGTTTCCTCTATCATGCTCCTTTGGTGAAAGAGGAAAAGCACAAATTCCGTTTCGCTGGTGACGCCTTTACTTGGAACGCCAGGGATGCGGGATTGACTTTGAGGAATTTCAAAGATAAACTTGTCTGTGACGAGCAATTTTTGATACACCGCGCTGATCTTTTAAACTTTTCCATGCATCGATATGGCATCCCGGTTGACGAGCTTGTTGAAGCCGTCGAATCCGTCGTGCTAGATGTTGATGATGGAGATGTTTATTCTTTTAATCTTGAACTACTGTGTGCTGACTTCGTTTGAAGTACTGGGCCTTTGGCCACAAAC